AACATCAGCTGTTAATAACACAACAAGAGCAACTGATACGTCTAGAGCAACAACCACAACATTCCAAACAACAACAACATATGGTACCACATTCTTCTTCAATACAAGTAGAGCAACAACATTCTACTTCAATACAAGTAGATCAACGACGTTCTACTTTAGTACTACGACAACGTATGGTACCACATTCTTCTTCAACACAAGTAGAGCAACAACATTTTATTTTGGCACATCTCTTGTTAAAATTACAACATTCATTACATCAGCTGGCGGTAACACTACAAGAGGAACATCAGCTGGCGGTATTACTACATTTGGTACTACAGCTGTCGCGGGCACAAGTAGAGTATTAATTACAACATATATTACGACAGCTGGTGGTAATACATCTAGAGCAACGACGTTCTACTTTATCACAACATTCATTACGACAGCTGGTGGTAATACATCTAGAGCAACAACGTTCTACTTCAATACGTCTAAAAATACGACGTTCTACTATCAATCATCATTCATCACATCGTTTTATACTATCCTTGGTTACGGCAACTATAAGGGCTTCCCAATTCCATATGCTGGTGCAACATCTGTGGCAACATCTGTGGCAACATCTCAGGTAGCTATCACAACATTTATTACGACAGCTGGCGGTATTACTACATTTGGTACTACGTTCTACTTCAACACGACTCGTGGTACATCAGCTGGCGGTATTACTACATTTGGTACTACGTTCTACTTTAACACTGCCAAGAATACTACATTCTACTTTAACACGACATTCTACTTTAATACAAGTAGAGCAACGACATTCTACTTCATCACTACATTTGCTACTACGTTCTATTTTAATACATCTAAGAACACGACATTTTACTTTAATACATCACAGGGTGGTATCACTACATTTATTACATCAGCAGGTGGCACAACAAGTAGAGCAACTGGTACATCACAGGGTGGCATCACGACATTTATTACCTCTGTTGGTGGCATCACTACATTTATTACCTCTGTTGGTGGTACAACATCTAGAGCCACTGGTACGTCTCTAGGTGGCACAACCACATATATTACAACTGTTGGTAATGCAACAAATAGAGCCACATCAACATCTAGAAATACCACATTCTTCTTCAATACAAGTAGAGCAACAACGTTCTTCTTTAATACAACAACTACGTTTCAAACAACTACTACATTTATTACATCTCTTGTTAATAACACAACAAGAGCTACTGATACATCTAGATCAACAACAACAGTATTCCAAACAACTACAACATTCAATACCACATTCTTCTTCAATACTTCTTTGGCAACAGCAACATCCATTGCCACAGCAACATCTAGAGCTACTACTACCACATTTGACACATCGCTTGTTACAGGCACATCTATTGCTACAGCAACATCTAGAGCAACAACATCAGTATTCCAGACGACTACTACGTTCCAGACTACAACAACATTTGATACAACAATTTCCACAAGTAGAACGACAGATACAACCATTGCTACTAGCCGCGCAACAGCAACATCATTAGCTACTGGCACAAGTAGAGCAACAACAACAGCTTACAACACTGCCTTTGGTACAAGCAAATCCACAACATCTGTTTTCAACACAACAAGTACATATGAGACTGCTTATGCCACAAATAGAGCAACAAGTACAAGCAAGTCAACAACAACAGTATTCCAGACGACAACAGCTTATAACACATTAGTTGCAACAAGTTTGGCTACTGCAACAAGCAGAACTACTGATACAACAATTAACACAAGCAGATCTACGACATCTGCCTTTGAAACAGCATATGGTACTTCAAAATCAACTACATCTGTGTTCAATACAACTACAGCATATGAAACTGCTTATGGCACTTCAAGATCTACTGGCACAAGTAGAGCAACTACATCTGTGTTCAATACAACTACAGCATATGAAACTGCTTATGCCACAAACAGATCAACAAGCACAAGCAAGTCAACAACATCCACGTTTGACACTGCTATCGATACAGTGTTCAACACAGTAAGTATATTTGATACTACAACGTCCTATGACACCGTCATTGGTACAAGCCAGGCCACAAGCAAGTCGACAACATCTGTGTTCAATACTGTTTACAATACAGCTCGTAACACAGCATACGCAACTTCACGTAACACAACATATGATACAACTATCGAGACAAGCTTCCTATAACATAGATAAATATTAGCATGGTAACATTGAGGTGATTTTATGAGTAATGAACAAAGAGTGAGTAATGAACAAATTGATAAGAAGCTAGAATCATTTGTTGAAGTTATGCTTCAGAAGATGATTGATCTTCATCAAGAAATCAAAGCACTTAAAAGAAAGGTACACGAACAAGACAAGAAGCTCCAGGCTTCTTTACAGTCTAATGTCGTTGATGAACGTATTGGCCTCTAAAGGATTATATTATGGTTGCTGAAGTTCCTACTAAGAATGGAAAACAGAAGTTTTTCCATATGTCTTCTAATGAATGGTGTAACGATCCAGTTACCCATTTTATGAAATCCGGTAATATGCTAAGATCACCAGCCAATGACAGGCTGTCAGATATTACTAAGCTAATTCCAAAAAATCCTAATGGATCCAAAATTGAGTATGATATCAATTATGGTAGTCCAACTGGTACTATTGCTGGTTACAAGTATACAGATCTATTAACCCAGATGATCTATCTCGCTCCTTGTAACACAAAGATTGCTACAGAAAATATGATTGAACATATTAGAAAAGGAGCAACGCCAGAAGGACATAGAATTGTAGAGGCATTAATTGCTGGTCTTAGCGACAAATATTTACTAGATGAAGATCTAGATCTCGAGTATGGTGACGTTAATGAGTTAGTGCTCCTCCCAGGTACTAATCTAATTGTTAAGGATGCAGTAGATTTCAAAAAAGTTGATGAACTTTATAATAGTGGAGCATGGGTGAAGCTTCACCCAATTACTGCTAAAGTTTGGCAAACAATGCTTGAAAATAGGTTTAAAGGTAGAGTGGTTAAGAATGATGCATCAATGTATCCAATCTTAAAAAGATCAAAGAAAGTATACTTCACTCTATCATCAGAGACAGGATGCGCTGCTGTATTACTAGGTAAGGGTATTGGTCTTATTGATAATAAAGATGCCAAAGTTGGTAAGACATTTGAAGCAATCTATATGTCTCTCGATAGATGTGGTGTCAAAGACAAACTAATTAATAAGTTTGCTGCTCTAATGTCCTACCCTGAAACTGGTTTAATTACTACACATCATCAGAATAAAGAGGAATGTATTCAGCGCTTCTTTGATGGCATGAAGAAACATAAGCATATCACCCTGAGCAAGAAGCCAGGTGAAGAGGGCGATGATGTAATTGAAAAAGAACTAGTTGAGCAAGGTGGAGTGAGGAAGCCATGAAGACATTTGTTATTGCTCAACACCATGGCGTATTCTTAACTCTTGAATCTTTACTGGATTGTGGAGTTGAAGATATTACTGTTATTATACCTGGATCTCAGGTTGAAAAATACAATAATATGTATAAAGAAAATCCAACAATTAAAGAGTTTGAAGCCTTTAAGGATTATGATAAAGCTATTGGTAACTATATTAAATCTAAGAATGCTAACATTAAGGCATTTGTATATGATGATTTTAATATCAGGAACACAGTATCATCTGCCATAAATTTTATTAGTCTTACTGGTTCAGCTGGAATTGTAGCCTGCTTAATGTCAGGTGCAATTGTATTGAAAGATTATACTACAGTTGCTAAAGATTATCTAGCTTTTAGAGAATTTGGTATGTGTCTAACGCGTGTATACCAAAACAACAATCAGCTATCAATGTATCATATGATTGGTCTACCCCAAATAGACAAATCTGTTGATGTCAACTTCTTTTTGGTTGATATGTCAAAGGTAACAAGCAATCAGCTTAATATGAATGATACTGAGCTGCTTAATGATGCTGTAAAGAGAAAGCAGTTAACATACCTTGACAGAGAGTTAAATGGTAAGGACGATCCGCTGATTGGTACTGCTATCTCAGCCAGACAAACATTGGCTCACCAACTTAAAATGCAGGCTGGATATGTAATTAATATCTGGAATAAATCCATTAAGCCAGTTGAACTACATAAATCTGAAGAAATCTATGGGTATCCATTCCACATTTATGGCCAGTATGTTAAGAAAGTGGACAACTATTTGCCAAGATCTACTGTAAATAAGATAGTGGCAAACGGTAATGAAACTCTAAAATGTACAAGTGGCTTGTTTGAATGTCTGGATATAATTGATCTATAAATACCTTTACAGAGTATTTTAGAGGGTAAATCCCATGGCAGTTCCAACAACTAGATCTGAATTCAAAGAGTATTGCCTTCGAAAACTAGGTAAGCCAGTCATTGAAATCAACGTGGATGATGACCAGGTTGAGGACCGTATTGACGAGTCACTAAAATACTATTGGGACTATCATTTTGATGGGTCTGAAAAGACATACTATAAGCATCTAATTACGTCTTCAGATATTGCCAACAAGTACATTACTCTACCAGAAAATATTATAGGTGTTGTTAAGCTATTTCCTGTTGGCCAAAGCTTAAACACAATGAACCTGTTCAACATTCGTTATCAAATTGCACTAAACGATCTTTATACATTGACTACACAGTCAATGGTGCCATATGTTATGGCAATGCAGCATATTCAGTTTCTTGAAGAGATTCTCGTTGGCCAAAAGCCTATACGCTATAGCAGACATAAGGATAGATTGTTTATTGATATGGATTGGGCCCAAGCGGTCGAGGGTGAGTTTTTTGTTGTCGAGGCCTATCAGATTGTTGACCCAGATACATTCTCAGATGTTTGGTCAGACCGTTGGTTAGCTCTTTATGCAACAGCCCAGATTAAGTATCAGTGGGGCTCAAACCTAACAAAGTTCACTGGTATGGTTCTCCCAGGTGGTGTTCAGTTCAATGGCGAAAAGATTCAAGATGATGCTAAGGCAGAAATTGAAGCTCTAGAACAAGAAATGCAGACATCCTACACCTTACCTGCTTACCACATGGTTGGCTAAAAATGCCTACAAATTTTTATTTTAATAACTTTGAGAATAGTCAAGAACAAAACCTAATTGAAGATTTAGTTTTAGAATCAATTAGAATATATGGTCTTGAGGTTTGGTACTGTCCAAGAACAGTATCTGTACAAGATGCTATTTTTAAAGAGGATGAAGTTGCAAGATTTGATAACGCATACTCTGTTGAAGTATACATTAAGAATGTCGAAGGGTTTGAGGGTGAAGGGGATTTCCTATCTAAATTTGGGTTACAAATTAGAGACAGAATTACTTTCACAATAGCCAGAAGATCATTCTTTGAGAACGTGGTTGGTTTACAAAGACCAAGAGAGGGAGATATGATATTCTTCCCTCTAACAAACAAGGGGTATGTTGTTCGCTTTGTTGAACATGAAGCTATCTTCTATCAAATGGGTTCACTACAAACATTTGATCTTGTTTGTGAACTATTTGAGTTCAATCAAGAAACCTTTGCCACTGGTATTCCAGCTATTGATGATACCTACAATGAACTTAGCTTTGCCATGGCAAATAACACCCAGCAGGTTACCCAATTCGTCATATCCACAATCGATAAGCAGGCTCAAAACGAAGAGTTTGAAACAAGAGGGGATAACATTCTTGACTTCACTGAAATCAACCCATTTTCAGAGGCTAATACTTACTAATGTTTGGTAACGAGTTTTATCACGAAACAATCAGACGCTATGTCATTGTCTTTGGTACAATGTTTAACGACTTGGTTGTGTGGAGAAGAAATGACGCTGGCTCAATTGTTAAGCGCATTAAGGTTCCCATTGCCTATGGTCCTAGGGCAAAGTTCTTATCTAGAATTCAACAGGACCCAAATCTAAACAAGCCAGATGCTATTAGCCTTCCTAGAATGAGCTTCCAGATAACTGGCTATAATTACGATGCTGCAAGAAAACTTCCGACTGTTGGCCAGATTAAAGCACCTGCTGCCAACAATGCTGTTAATGCCTCAATCTATAATCCAGTTCCATGGAACATAGATTTTGAGTTATCAATATATGTCCTCAATGCAGAAGATGGTACGATGCTGATAGAGCAAATTTTACCATACTTCACGCCTGAGTGGACAAATACAATGAAGCTTGTGGATGATCTTGATTTACGTATGGATGTTCCTGTAATTCTGAATACAATTACAACAGAAGATACCTACGAGGATTCATACGAAAATAGAAGAACAATTATTCACACATTAAACTTTACAATGAAAGGATACTTGTTTGGTCCTGTTAAGAATAAAGATATCATTAATATAGCCAATACAAGAACCTTTGTTATTGAAGGCTTCTCGAGCAACGTTCAGTCGGCAACAAGTGGCTCTAATGCCATTACAACAGTTACTATTGCTAATGGAGGTAGTGGTTATACTAATAATCAAATTGTCACATTCTCTAATGGCACAAGTAACTCAACAGCCTCAATTACAACAAATGCAACAGGTTCTATCACATCTCTAACGCTACTAACGGGCGGTAATTTTGCCAATGTATCTATAATTAGAACTCAAGTAGCTAATTCTACAGCTCCTTCCAATTCAACAAACGGCAACACATCATCTGGCACCGGTGCTACGTTCACGGTTGGTCTTGGTTCTGAGCTATTCTTCACAACAACTTCAGTTAGACCTGGCTTGGATGCCAATGGCAATCCAACAACAAATGCAGCACTTTCTGTGCCAGTTACAAGTATTGCGTCAAATGATGACTGGGACTTTATTGTAACAGTGAATACAAATCCTAATTTCCCAGTAGATGATCCAACAAATGACCCAGATACTTAAACATAAAGAAACTATGAAGAGTGTATCAAGCGCTCTTGATATGACACCACTTCCAGTTGCAGTGAAGGAAGAAGAGGAAGTTGTTATGGATAACTTACCTGATGAAACAGTTCAGGATGACTTTGATTATGCAAGAGACAATATGCGTCAACTTATCCACAAAGGGCAAAATGCTCTAGATGGTATATTGACTATTGCAAGTGGTAGTGAGCATCCAAGAGCATATGAAGTTGCTGCCGCTTTAATGAAGACAATGGCAGAGACGAATAAAGATCTCCTAGAGCTTCAAAGAACCAAGAAAGTCTTGCAGAAAGAAGACCCTAAGGCACCTCAACTAGAGGGCCCACAGAATGTAACAAATAATCTATTTGTTGGGTCTACAGCTGAATTACAAAAGATGCTCCGAGACAAACAAGATGAGTATATCGAGAGCGATAAAAACTAAGTCAGCTGTTACCACTACCTCTTATAAAGGTAACCCTAAGCTCAAAGCAGCCAACTCTCCCATGGAATTTACCAGGGAGCAGGTTGAAGAGTATATAAAGTGCTCTAGGGATCCAAAATACTTTATTAA